GCATTTACGGCAAAGCCGCGTGGCGAGCCGATGTCTACCTATGAGTCAGACACATTGCTCTATGGCTGCATACAGCGATTTGAAATCTGGAGTACTCGATGAATCCAGCAACAAAAGAACTACACGAAACAGTGATTCGACTTCTCAAGGGCGTGCTGACCGCCTGGGAGAAGTGGCTATCCAAACAGGAATAGCCTGCATTTAGTCAGAGCAATACCTGCCTCGCAGAGCGACACGCTTTAAGCCTCTCGCCTGTTGTGCCTCGCAGAAACGTCAATCGCCGCCTTGAGCGGCTTTTTCTTTTCTGGAGGCCGCAATGGCACAAGTTCCAACTGGTAGTACCTTTTACATCGCCTCGGCCATCGCTGCGGCCAAAACCGTTTCGTCGGCAACCAATGCTTCCGAGTCGGTGATTACATCCACCGCCCACGGTTACAGCAACGGCGATATCGTCATCATGTACAGCGGATGGGGTCGCCTGAACAAGCGCGCATTCCGCATCAAGTCGGTAGCAACTGATACCTTCGTGCTGGAAGGTTGCGACACCACCAATACCAATTTCTTCCCCTCTGGTGGCGGCACTGGCACCGTGACGAAGATCAGCACGTTTACCCAGATCACCACCGTCATGAACCCGTCGTCCAGTGGCGGCGACCCGAAAACCGTCAATTACAAGTTCGTCGAGTCGGATGTCGAGTACTCGATCAACGACGGTTTCAGCGCCACAAGCTACACGATTGAAATGGATGCAGACAGCATCGGCAGTGCTGGCTATACCGCGCTCAAATCGCTGACTGACGTTCAGACCGATACCGTGCTGAAAATCATCACCCGATCCGGCTCGATCTCGCTGTGTCCTTGTACCGTCGCGCTGAACGAATCGGTTGCGATGCAAGAAGGCCAGATCAACCGCGTTAAAGCATCGTTCAACGGCAACAACCGCCTGGTTCGATACGCATCGTAATGCTTTGCCACAAGGCCCGCTTCGGCGGGCTTTTTCACGCCTGCAGGTCGCGCCTGCAGTGCCTTTTTACCAGACCATAGAAAGACAACACCATGGCAACAAAGATCAAGCTCGGCCAATGCCCGAAGAACTTCACTGCTCCGGTTTCGTTCAAGATGCTGGACGGCTCCGAAGGCGTGATCAACGTCACCTACAAGTACCGCACCCGCGCACAGTTCGGTGCCTATCTCGATGAAATCTTCGCAGAGAACGGCGTCGCCAAGCCTGCTGCAAGCGACGACAGCAGCAGCATGATCGAGCGCGCCTACATCGCCGGAAACGAAAAGATTGCTGGCCAGATCGTGCGCGCTGCGGATGGATGGGATTTGGACGAACCATTCACCGAAGAGAACGTACAGGCGCTGGCTAACGAAATGCCGGCCGCTGCAAACGCCATCATCCTGACCTATGAGGCCGCGATTAAAGAAGGTCGTCTGGGAAACTAAAAGCCGCCGTCACAGCGATTTATTACCGTCTGCCGTCAGAACAAGAGGCGGCAGCGGCGGGTTTCTCGGTAGAGGACTACGCGCTAGAGGACGTAGAGCTGTGGCCTGAAAACAAGGCGGCTTTCGATCTGTTCTTTTCGCTTAGAACCCAATGGCGGCACGGATTCAACGGCGCAACAGGCCTTGATTACATGCCGCTGTTTCGAATGCTGGATGACATGGATATCGGCGCAGATGAGCGTCGGCAGATGTTCAGCGATGTCCAGTACTGCGAATCCATCGCGCTAAAAGTAATGCATGACAACGAGCCGGGATGATCCCCGGCTTTTTTATTTGGTGAGCTATGTCTGATCAGCTAAAGATTCAAGGCGTCGTCGAAATGAGCGCGGAGGGGGCAGAAAACGCCCTTGACCGCGTTGGCGAAAAAGCCGGCCAAATGGCTGATCGCCTGCAGCGCGAAGGAGCTAAGGCTGGCTCAGCGGTTGACAGCATCGGAGCTGGCGCAGACAAGAGCGCGGAGCAGTTCAGCCGAGCCGAAGGCAAGATGGCTGCGTCCATCAAGCGCGCCACCACCAACCTGGAACAGCTCGGCAAAACCGCATCTGAAAAGCTCCAATTCCAGATCAACCAGAAGGGGCTGGACGCTTCGAAGTTTGAGCCGCTACTAGGCAAGCTGCGCGAACTTGAAGCCGCCAATACCCGAGTCGGCATGTCGGCGCAGCAGACCGCATGGGCAATGCGCAGCGTGCCGGCACAGTTCACCGACATCGTTGTGTCTTTGCAGTCTGGGCAAAAGCCGCTGACTGTTCTTTTGCAACAGGGCGGCCAACTCAAGGATATGTTCGGCGGCGTTGGCAATGCTGCCAAGGCTCTTGGCAGTTACGTTGTCGGGCTGGCCAACCCGGTCACCGTCGCAGCAGCAGCTATCGGTGGCATTGGCTATGCGGCCTACGCTGGATCAACAGAAATGGACGAGTTCAAAAAGAACTTGATCCTGACCGGCAACATTTCCGGCATCACCGCCGACAAATTCAACGCTATGGCTCAGTCCATGGCGAATATCGGCGGCATCACTCGTGGCGCAGCCGCAGAGGCGCTGACCGCCATGGCTGCGTCTGGAAATATCAGCGCAGACTCCATTGAGCGACTGACAAAATCTGCTCTGCAATTCGAAAAAGCTGGCGGGCCGGCAGTCGCTGAAACTGTCAAACAATTTGAGGCGCTTGGCAAAGAGCCGGTTAAGGCGTCGGTCGAGCTGAGCGAAAAAACCCACTATCTGACTCTCGCGGTTTATGAGCAGATCAAGTCGCTGGAGGAACAGGGAAAGGCGTCAGAAGCCGCAGCATTGGCGCAAAAAACATGGGCGGATGCAATCGACCAGCGCGCCCCGCAGATGGTGGAAAACGCCGGCTTACTGGAACGCGCGTGGAAGGCCGCAGCTTTTGCTGTCTCCGGATTCGGCGATGCGCTGAAAGGAATCGGACGCGACGACCGTACCGTTGAGCAAAAGATAACCGCGCTGAAAAGCAAGATCGAGGACGCGAGCGCCAGCATCGCTTCCGGCTCTATTAACACTAATCGACTGAAGCAGCAGAAGGTACAGTGGGCGGCAGAGCTGGCGGAGCTGATGAAGCAAACGCCGGAAGCGGTCGCAGAGCAGGCTAAAGCCAAGCAGCTGGAAGAGCAGAAAATCAAGGTTAATGCCGCTTATGACTCCCTGATTAGCAGCCAGCGCACAAAAAACCAGCAATGGCGCGATGAGCAGGCAAAGCTAGATGCCGACATGGCCAAGGGTCTTGTAAATGTGGCGACATATTTGCAGGCTACCGCTGCAATTCGCGCCAAATACGAAGACAAGGAAGCAAAAAGCGCATCCGACAAAGCGGCACGCGCGGCAGCCATTGAGCAGCGCAAGCTAAATGACCTGCTGGCACAAGGTAGCGGTGAGGCGAAGAACTACGCCGAAAGCATGGCCCTGTTGCAGAAGTACGCACTTGGCCATACCAAAACCCTGCAAGAAGGCACTCCGGAAATGGAGCGTTATCGGGCAGCGGTAATCAAATTGATCACCACAGAAACGGATGCTGGGAAGGCGTGGAAAGCTTCGTCAGAGGCCGCTAAAGAAGCCGCCCATGCAATGACTGCATGGCAGGCCGACCATCAAAGCCAGCTAGAGCAGGTAGCGGCAGAGACGGCCCTGATAGGGCAATCTACCGAGTCGCGCAAAATCGCCGTCGCGATGATGCAGGTTGAAGCCGACGCGAAAAAGCGCATTGCCTCGCTGAATGACAAGCTGTCTGAGTCTGACCGGGCGGCTGCTGTTGCCGCGATCAGTGCTGAAAGAGACAAACAGAAGGCTGCGCTTGATACAGCCCTGCGCAAGCAGCAGGCCGTCGAAGGCGCGTACCAGCTCGAGCAGGAAAACCGCCGCTTTGCCGCCGAGTCGATTCTCGATGAAAAGCAGCGCGCGCAAGTCATTCTGGATATCGATGCTGAGACATGGCGCCAGCGCATCGAACTGGCCGAAGTTGGCAGCGAAGAGCGCCGCCGGCTGGAAGGCGCGTTTGCGCAGTGGTACAGCAACCAGCTTTCCAAGCCCGCTATCGAATCGATGCGCAAGGCGCTGGAATCGATCGATCAGACATTCCACGACAGCTTCACCCGCATGCTGGAAAACGGCAAGGCGGATTGGGACGCCTTCGGCAAGGCGCTGGCGACCAGCTTCAAGTCCGCCGTCGCCGATGAAATCTACAAGCTGACGATCAAGCCAATCGTCGTCAGCGTGGTAAGCAGCTTTGCTGGCGGCGCAGCGCAAGCGGCCGGTGCAGCAGCAGGCCAATCCGGCAGCGGTATCGGCGGCGTGGTGCAGGGCGTGCAGGCGGCGTATGGCGCTTACAACAGCGGCATCAGCAATGCCGCGACTGCGTTTGCCACGTCGGGCATGGGCCAGTACATGGGGCTGAGCACGCAATCGGCGGCGGGCGCAATGGGGCCGCCAACTGCCGAAGGGGCGTACGGCTACACCGCAGGCGGAACGGCGTTGAGCAGTTCTGGCAGCAGCTTTGTTTCATCCGCCGGCCCCTACGCCGCAGCGCTGGCCGCGCTGATCTACGGCGACAACTTAATGAAAGCGGGTTGGGGGCTGGACAACAACCGCAAGGGCTATGCGGCATCGGCTGTCGGTGCCACTGCCGGCGGGGTGATCGCCGGCATGGCTGCGGGTGCGTCGTCTGGCGCATCCGCAGGATCAACTGTCGGTCCGTGGGGTACGGTAATCGGCGCGGTCGTCGGTGCTATTGCTGTGCCGGTGCTGTCGCGCCTGTTCGGCCATAACCGTAATACCAATGCCGATGCGACTGGCGTGCAGGGCACGTTCGACCTGAGCGGCTTCTCCGGCGACCAATGGCAGCAATTTAGTAAAAAGGGCGGCACATTCCGCTCTGATCGGCGCTGGACCGATACGTTCGAAGTGGCATCCGATATCGACAAGGCACTGGATTCTTCGTTCACCCAGGCCGTTGCCAAAATGCAGGAGATGGGCAAGACGCTGGGCGTGGAGGCGTCCAAGTCAATTGAAGGCTTCCAGCACACGTTTTCGTTGCAGCTGTCCGACAACGGCGACATGTCCAAAGCCGGCGAAAAGCTGGCAGCGGAAATCACCAAGGCTGCCGACGAAATCGCTGTGCGCATGGTGCCGAATATCGATGCGTTCTCTCGCCTGGGCGAGACCGCATCGGAAACATTCGAGCGCCTGAAATCCGAAGTCGAAGGCACCAACGCCATCCTGCTGGCGATGGGTAAGGATGCGGCTGCCGCGTTCGGCGGCGTCGGGCTGGCATCGATTGCCGCCCGCGAAAACCTGATCGATCTGGCCGGCGGTCTGGATAAGTTGTCGAGCAAAACGCAGGCGTATTACGGCAGCTTTTACTCGTCCGACGAGCAGCTGCAGCGCGCGGCCGAACAGGCGCAGAAAACCCTCGATAGCGGGTTTGCCGATCTGGGCAAATCCGTCCCGGCCAGCAAGCTCGCGTTCCGCGAGCTGGTCGAATCGCAGGATTTGAGCACCGAGGCCGGGCGCAAGCTGTTTAACAGCCTGCTCGACCTGTCCGACGAGTTCGACATCGTTTCCAAGCGCTCGGATTTCCTCGCCGGCCTCACCACCGCCGCGCGCACGCAGCAAGGCTCGATTTTCGACACCTTCGCCAGCGACGCGCAGAAGCTGGAATCCGCCCAGAGGATCGTCAACGATACCTTCGCCAGCATCGGCAAAGCTGTGCCGGACAGCGCAGAGGCGTTCTTGTCTCTGGCGCAGTCCATCGACCCGGCGACCGAAGCAGGCCAAGGGCTCATTTCTGCCCTATCAAAAGTCAGCAACGCGTTTGCCTACGTCGAAAAATCCGTTGCCGATACCGCCGCAGGCATCACGGCAGCCGCCAACGCAGCGGCTGCCTCGCGCCGCTCGGTGATGGACAGCTACGACCCGGCCAGTGCGGTCACGCGGGCGCAGGCGGATATCAACGCCGCGTTTGCCAAGTACGGCGCCACTGCGCCAACAGATCGGGCTGGACTGGCGGCTGTCGCGCAGAGTATCGACACCAACACGGCCCTCGGCCGCGAACAAATGGCGGCACTGCAAGCGCTGACGGGGTCATTCGACACCGTTTTCGCCGCGCGCAGTCAGGCGACGAGCAGCCAGCGCAGTCTGCAGGATAGTTTCGACCCATCCGGCGCGGTGGCGCGGGCGCAGTCCGATATCACTGTGGCCTTCGGCAAATATGGCGCGACCGCGCCGACCGACCGTGCAGGCGTGGCAGCGGTGGCGAGCGCCATCGACACCAATACCGCGCTCGGCAAACAGCAGATGTCCGAGCTGGCGGCGTTGTCCGGTGCGTTCGACACCGTTTTCGGTGCGCAGGAGCGGGCTGCTCAAGCTGCGGCAGATGCGGCTCAAAAGGCCGCAGACGAGCAGGCGAGAGCGGCAAAAGATGCGCTGGATGCCGCGCAACGGGCCGCAGACGAGCAGGCGAGAGCGGCAAAAGATGCGCTGGATGCCGCGCAACGGGCCGCAGACGAGCAAGCGCGTATTGCTCAACAGGCCGCCGAAGAACAAATGCGGCTGGCAACGCAGGTGCATGACTCGATCAGCGGCGCGCTGAAATCGCTGCTCGGCCAGAGCGAGCAATTTGAGTCGCAATCCCGCCAGATGGCGCAGGCCACGCTGCAATCGGCGTTGGTCATCGCCAAAGCGGGCGGATCGCTGACGAACTTCCAAGGGCTCGATGCGGCGCTGGAAACCGTAACCAAGCTAGACAAGGCGACGTTTGCCACGGCCACCAGCTACGCGGTGGAGTTTGGCCGCACAGCCAATCTGCTGACGCAGCTGGAGCAGTACACCCGCATCAACGGAAGCCACGCCAACGGACTGGACTACGTGCCGTTTGATGGCTACATCGCCCAGCTACATCGCGGCGAGCGGGTGCAGACAGCAGCCAGTGCGGCGGCGGCAGATGCGACGGTGGAAGAGGTCAAGGCGCTACGCAGCGACCTCAACGCCATCGGCGCGGCGCTGGCGGCGTACACGCAGAAAACCGCGAAGCTGATGGCAAAGTTTGATGTGGAGGGCATCCCGGCAAGGGTTTAAGCGATGACGACACCAGTAAAAATCATGCCGCCCATCGATGTCAGCTACGCCAAGTTGACGGCGTCGAATGTGGCGGAAACCGAGTACGGCAACTACGCCGCCGGCACTACCTACGCGCTGGCCGACCGGGTAATCGTGCCGGCCACGCACGATGTGTGGGAGTCGCTGGCGGCGGGCAACACCGGCCACACGCCAGCGACAAGCCCGACATGGTGGGTGCGAGTCGGGCCGACCAATCGCATGGCGATGTTCGACACATCGGTATCGAGCCAGACGACGCGCAGCGGTGGCATTGATGTGACCGTGGCGCCGGGCGAAACCGTCGATACCCTGGCGCTGCTCAACGTCAACGCCGCCACCATCCGGGTACGGATGACTGACCCGACAGATGGCGTGGTCTACGACCAGACCACCAACATGATCGCGCCGATATCCGATTCGAGCTGGTACATGTGGTTTTTCGAGCCCATCGCCCGCAAAGACTTCTTGTTGGCCACGCTGCCGCCATACGGCTCGGCGGCTGTCCGCGTTGAGCTTAACGACACCGCCACGGCAGCCTGTGGCGTGCTGGCGTTGGGGCTGGCGCGCAAAATCGGAGAAGGCACGCTGGCCGGCGCAAAAACCAGTATTGAAGATTACTCCGGCAAAGAAAAAGACACTTGGGGCCAATACCAACTGATCGAGCGCGGCTACAGCAACAAGGCCAGCATCAGCACAATCATCCTCAACAATAACGTTGACCCGGTCAGCAAGCTGCTCAAGGCCCGGCGGGCCAAGCCCACGCTGTGCCTGGCATCCGATCAGTACAGCAATCTGGTGTTGTTCGGGCTGATCAGCTTCGACATCACCATCCCGTATGCCACGCACTCTGTTTGTAATCTTGAAATCGAGGGACTTCTGTAATGGCAATGACCCCACTTACCGGCACGCCGACCCGCACGATGAGCCAGTCGGCGTTTGATTCGGCGTGCAATGATTTTTTCAGCGCCAAGCTGCCGCTGTTCGTTACCGAAGCCAACGCGCTGCAGACTGATGTTGACGCGAAAAAGACACTCGCCGAAACCGCAGCCACCACCGCAACCACACAAGCAGGCACCGCCACGACTCAGGCCGGCATTGCCACCACGCAAGCCACGCTGGCGGGTAACTGGGCCACTCAGCTCGGCACGCCGGTATCTGGCGGCGAATACTCTGCCAAATACCACGCCATCGCTGCTGCAGCCAGCGCTGCCAGTGCGGTTAACGCGCCCGGAACGCAGGCGACATCGATCACTGGAATGACCATCAGCAATGTCAGCCAGACTTTCACGCTGCAGCAGACTGGAAAGGCCTTCACTGTCGGCCAGTGGGTCAACATAACTAGCAGCGCCAACCCGTCAACCGCATGGATGGCGGGGGCGATTACGGCATTCAACGCCGGCAGCGGCTCGATGACGGTCAATGTGGTGATGTCCGTGGGCGCCGCCACGCTCTCAAGCTGGGTTGTTACGGGGGCATCGGCATTCGTCGAATCGCCCACCTTCGGCGGACGCTCTGTGCGCACATCAAACACTATTCTGGCCGGCTCCGA